CGGCAGCGTTATCCCCGCCAGATGGTAGGCATCCCGGAACAGGGTGTAACAGTCCGTCACCCCGTGCTCAAAGCGCCGTCCCGTCAGGTGCGGCACGCAGCGGAATTTGTGAATGTCACCCCGGCAGACCAGCCACCAGGGCAGTGCGCTTTTTATCTGCAGCCGCCGGTCAGCCTCGCTCAGCCAGGGCAGCCCACCGGGATGACTGTGGACCAGTGCCACAATCTCCCCCTGCATCTGTGCCTGCAGCCAGTCTTCCGGTGCGATACGAAAATACGCCTCCGGCTCTGCAGAAATATTCACACAAGGGATATACCACTCCCCCTCCGGCGTGCTTATCACGAAGCCGCACGACTCCGCAGGCGCACACCGCCGGGCATGCGCCAGAATCGCTGATTCAGTCTGTGTCATAAACCGGGATTTACTGCGAAAGTTTATTAATGGAAAGGAAACCGCCAAAATTAGCCACCATGCCGCGCATCTCACACCCGCGCATGCACTTGCTGCATCTGTCCTTACGGATATCNGTGACCGCCATATTGTCCAGGTAAAGGTTCTGACCGTTGCGCCACCAGTCATCCTCACGCTCAAAATCCGGCATATCAATTCCCGCCAGATGGTAGGCATCCCGGAACAGCGTGTAACAGTCCGTCACCCCGTGCTCAAAGCGCCGTCCTGTCAGATGTGGCACACAGCGGAATTTATGAATGTCCCCCCGGCAGACCAGCCACCAGGACAGTGCACTTTTTATCTGCAGCCGCCGGTCGGCCTCGCTCAGCCAGGGCAGACCACCGGGATGACTGTGGACCAGTGCCACAATCTCCCCCTGCATCTGTGCCTGCAGCCAGTCTTCCGGCGCAATACGAAAATACGCCTCCGGCTCTGCGGAAATATTCACACAAGGGATATACCGCTCCCCCTCCGGCGTTCTCACCACGAAGCCGCACGACTCCGCAGGCGCACACCGCCGGGCATGCGCCAGAATCGCTGATTCAGTCTGTGTCATAAACCGGGATTTACTGCGAAAGTTTATTAATGGAAAGGAAACCGCCAAAATTAGCCACCATGCCGCGCATCTCACACCCGCGCATGCACTTGCTGCATCTGTCCTTACGGATATCCGTGGTGGGGTTGTCGAACTCATCCGCCACCGCAGGACCGTTATACCCGCATTCATCTCCCCGGTAATCCCACATACAGGTGTTCGCCAGCATGATGCGACCAGGAAACAGCGCCCCGTCCGTCTCCGTCGGTGTTGCCAGCACAAACGAGGCTGTCATGGCCGTCAGCTCTGACATCTGCTCCACCACCCAGCGGTCGCTCAGCTCCTGCTCCGGGTCCGCTTCCGGATTGCCCGCCACAAAATTCACCGCATCCAGAAAACGGGCATACACCCGGCGGCGGACCACCGTGGCCCCCACCAGGCTCTGCAGGTCCTCCGCCATCCCGGTGACCAGACCAAACAGATTGGACACCGTCAGCGACGGTCTGGCACTGCTGCCCTTCCCGTTCATCTCAAAGCCACTGCCGTCAATCGGGTATGCCTGGTACTTCCGCCCCTGCCAGGTCACCGGCTCCCCTTTTTCATTCAGCTCATTGCAGAAAAAATACCGCTCACCGCCCTGTACCGTCAGGTCGATTTCCCAGAGTACCACCCGCGGTGACTGCTCTGATTTAACCGACTCGTTCAGGCTTTCTTCGTGAATATCCTGCATCAGTTCACCACCTGCTCTATCGTGCAACTGAAATCACTGTACCGGGCATTATCCGTGACACTCCACTCACGGCACACAACCCTCACCGTCCGGTTATGTTTCGGCGGTCGCCACAAAAAGGCACGGTAACCACCATGCCACGATAAAAACTCTTCCAGCCAGCGCCGGGTTGACTCATCCGTCACCCGGAACACCGCCTGAAACGTCTTCAGTTGAGGATTCAGCCCTGTGGGGCGGCGCTGTTCATAACCGTCACCAAACCGCACCCTCACCACCGACGGCTTCTCACTCACCTGCATCCCTTCACGCGGGACCAGATGCAGCGTTTTTATCTCAGCCACTCAGTATTCCTCCGTCACGTCGCATGGACAGCATCACCGCCTGCACCCGCTGGTCAATCAGTTGCACAAGGCTGCCTGCCGCCTCCGGCCCTATCTGGCCATTAGTCCCGTCATTCTGAATGGCGATATGGTAGACCGGGGAATACACCAGNCTCCCCCTCCGGCGTGCTTATCACGAAGCCGCACGACTCCGCAGGCGCACACCGCCGGGCATGCGCCAGAATCGCTGATTCAGTCTGTGTCATAAACCGGGATTTACTGCGAAAGTTTATTAATGGAAAGGAAACCGCCAAAATTAGCCACCATGCCGCGCATCTCACACCCGCGCATGCACTTGCTGCATCTGTCCTTACGGATATCCGTGGTGGGTTTATCGAACTCATCCGCCACAGCCCCGCCCGTGTAACCACACTCATCAGAGCGGTAGGTCCACATACAGGTGTTCGCCAGCATGATGCGACCGGGAAACAGCGCCCCGTCCGTCTCGGTCGGTGTGGCCAGCACAAACGAGGCTGTCATGGCCGTCAGCTCTGACATCTGCTCCACCACCCAGCGGTCGCTCAGCTCCTGCTCCGGGTCCGCTTCCGGATTGCCCGCCACAAAATTCACCGCATCCAGAAAACGGGCATACACCCGGCGGCGGACCACCGTGGCCCCCACCAGGCTCTGCAGGTCCTCCGCCATCCCGGTGACCAGACCAAACAGATTCGACACCGTCAGCGACGGTCTGGCACTGCTGCCCTTCCCGTTCATCTCAAAGCCACTGCCGTCAATCGGGTATGCCTGATATTCCCGCCCCTGCCAGGTGACCGGCTCCCCTTTTTCATTCAGCTCATTGCAGAAAAAATACCGCTCACCGCCCTGCACCGTCAGGTCAATTTCCCAGAGCACCACCCGCGGTGACTGCTCTGATTTAACCGACTCGTTCAGGCTTTCTTCATGAATGTCCTGCATCAGTTCACCACCTGCTTAAACTCCGCGCTGAACTCAACGCGCAACATCCCGACCCGCGCAGACCACCCGGCACAGGTCACCTTTATCTGCCGGTATGCATAGGGTGGCTTCCACAAAAATGCCTTCCAGCCACCGTGCTCTGCCAGGAACGCTTCCAGATGCCGGGCCTCCTCCCGGGTCACGGAAAGCGTCACACGGTATGTTTTCAGGTCAGCATTCAGCCCCGCCGCCATACGCTGCGAATACCCATCACCAAAACGCACTTCACGCACCGATGGCTGCGAGTTCACCTCCATATCCGGCTTCACTTTCCAGCGAAATGTTTTCATCGCCTGCCTCCGGAAAAGACGCCGCCATCACGCATCTGCGCCTGAATCTCATCCTGCGCCCCCTTGCGGGCCATGTCATACACCGCCTTCATCAGCTGCGGCCCCGCCTGTCCGTTGGTGCCGTCGTTCTGAATCACCACGTGATTGTTCTGATTAAAACTAATGCCTTCCGCCCGCCGCATCTGCGCCGGACTTCCGGCACCGCCCACATAACCACCTTCCGCATACCCGCGCATCAGACGATACAGGTTGCCGACGCCAATCCGGCTGGTTGCCTCCTTCGTGAAGACAAACTCCCCGCGGTGGACAATCCCCGCAGGTTCATATTTACCCCCCGTCCCCGTAAATCCCCCGGTCGCGAAATGGAAGTTCGCCGCCGCAGCCTGAATGGCCGTCCCCGTGGAGGCAGACGCACCACCACCGAAAGTACCGCCAATGGCGCTGCCGATACTCCCGACTATCCCCACCATCGCCTGCTTCAGAAAAATCTCTGTCAGCATGGAGAGCACAGAACGGGTGAAACCACGCCAGTTCTGTTCGCTGCCGGTCAGCATCGCTGCCATATTCTGTGCAATACCGTCAAAGGTCTGCGTGGCCGCGCTTTTAACCTGCGAAAAACTGTCCGTCGCACTTTCCGCCCACTCGCCCCAGCCGGACTTCAGCCCGGCCATCCAGCTTCCACGAAGCTGCTCCTCCGCAGACCAGGTGTTCTTCAGTGCAGATGTGGCCTTCGCCAGCGCAGCCGGATTATCACCGTACACGTCACGAAGGCGCTGCTCTTCCGACTCCCGCTGCGCCTGACGGTCGGTGAGGCCGCGGGCTTTTGCGCTGATGGCTGCCTGCTTCGCGCTCTGCTGCTGTTCAAACCGCGCCGCCTGCTGTGCCAGCTCATTCAGCCGTTTCTGGTGTTCAACCTTGTCGCCAAGCTCAGCCAGCTGGCGTTTGTACTCCAGCGTCTCTTTCTCATGGGCCAGCAGGGATTTTTCCTGCTCAGATAACTGGCGTTTCGTGGCAGCCTCTTTCAGGACCGCATACTGATTTTCCGCTTTCCATAAATCGCGACGCTGCTGGCTGATTTTCTCATTCGCACCGCTGTGCTTCTCCAGCGTCCGGAGCTCAGTTTCAAGCGCCAGCAGGGCAGCATGTGCCCGGTCTTCCTGGCGCTCACCGGCTGACACTTTGACTCCTGACGACTTCGGCTTTTTCAGCGTCGATTCATAATCCTTTTTCGCCGCCGCCATCAGCGTGTTGTAATCCACCTGCAGGATTTTCCCGTCTTTCAGGGCCTTATTCAGTTCTTCCTGACGGGCGGTATATTTCTCCAGCGGCGTCAGCAGACGCTCATACGCCTTCTGCGCCTCTCCGGTATACTTCAGCTGTGATGCGTCCCGTTCGGCCCGGTCCCTGGCGGCCAGTTCACCGGCTTTTTCCATATCCGACTGCAGCGTGGCCGCTGCCAGCCCCAGACGGGCATTTTCCCGGTCATCCCATGCACCCTGAAGGTTCGCACGAAAAGAGGCGGTTTTTCCCCGGCGCTGGCTCCGGCTCTGGTACCACTGCCATTTTTTATCCGCCTCATCAAATGCCTTCTGTGCACTGGCGAGCATATCCGCTGAGGACTCAGGACGACCGATATCCAGAATGGCATCCCACATCGATTTGAATGCCTTCCCTGTTTTATCCGCCCAGGTCTCCAGTGTCCCCATGTTTTCTTTCAGGCGACGGGTCTGCTCATCAAAGCCTTTCGTGGC